GTAGAACTTCTTAGGGCATTGCTCGAATGACTTAATCTTTGAGAACGACCACGGTGCAATACTCAACGTAACCTCCGCGAATAAGATCGGAGGCGGTCAAGTTTAACTATACTGTCGTGATGCCTAGACCAAAATATATCATCAGTTACTACAAAACCTTTCGGTGCCTCCTCTAATTTAAACTGTAAGTTAGGAAATTTTTCATCTGCGAAATATTCCATAACCCCTTCAGCCATTTCTTTGTTGGTGTACATACCATCCACGTAATGCGTACCTAAGAATAATATTATGTATCTACTCATTCCGATTCCTTACCCTTTATAACGCCAGCAGCTACTATTAGTTCACTAATTAATATGTGCAGCATTTCTTCGTCCATAATGATAGTGTCTTTGTGTTTGGTGTTTCCCACAACTTCGCACTGCTCTATGAGTATTACGTCCTCCTCGTCTATAGTTTCTCCAACCACTATAGTGAGGTACCCCCCTTCTGTTTCCGGTTCAGGGGTTTCATTATTTTTAGTACGCCTAAACTTGTTAATGTCGGTTACTTTACCCAAGCCATGCTCCTAGTATCAAAGACAGAACCACCACAACTACGGCATACGCCCGAGTGGTAACGAAAGGCTGCCCCATATACTCTGTTATGCTATCGCGTAGGGTTTGTAGTTTGTTGTCCGAACGCGTTAGTGCCTTATAGCTTTCTCTATGTCAGTCATCCTGCCGCCTCCCCGTAAGATTTACCGTTATCTGATTCGCACGTGATGGGTAAGCCTTCTGCCCACGGTGCGGTGCTACTCATACACTCTTCAATGTAACGTGTAGCTTCTTCAAGTTCATCCTCTGGTACACAACATACCACGGAATCGTGTACAGTCAAAGCCACCTTATACCTTTTAGCAATCGCCAACATCTGATCCCCGATGATACATCTAGCCACCGCTTGGCATACATTCTCTGTGACCTTACCGCCATATATCCTAGTGTACCCGCGTCGAGTCTTGTACTTAAACTCTGGCCCACGCTCACCTTGTTCGTACTGTAAGTCGTCATACCGCATCTTGAGTCCAGACGGTAGCAGTATCCACCCATTACGCCCGTCAGCCCCGTACTTTACTATCCCGTTGGGGCCGAGACTACCGGAGTTACCACGCGACATCTCAACCAGCATGTTCTGACAATCACGCCATAACGTGTTTATCTTCCAGTTAGCATCTCGGTAGATTCGGATTACCCTTCGAGCTTCCTCTACATCCATGTGAGTACCGAACGACTGTAGCTGGTCTGAAAAGCGTACCGCACCCATACCATATCCTGCACCTAATATAGTAGTCTTACCTACAAAGCGTTGGTCTTTCGTGACCGCTTCTTCTGGTATGTTGTATATCTTAGACGCCATCTTTATATACACGTCTTCCTTGTCGGTAAACGCTTGGACTAGATCGTCCTGTCCTGCAAGCCACGCCAGTACACGCGCTTCGATCTGTGATGAGTCACAGTCAACCATCATGTACCCTTCGGGGGCAAGCATACTGTTCTTTAACTTCTTACCATTCACGCCACGGCTAGGTAGATTCTGGATGTTGATCTTGTCATCGCCTCCCCACCTACCAGTGTGTGCCGCGTAGTATCTTACAGGTACCGGGAGAAGTCCGCGTTTAGCTATACCTATAAACCTCTCAGTACGTGATTCCTCAAGCGTACTCTTGGTGCCTAGCCTAGCAGTTACGAGTGCCTGCACCCTAGAGTCGGAGTGGTTCTCCAACGCCTTGAACTGCTCATCGTTCTTAGCGAATGCGAATGTTTCCTTGCCAGTGGTCAGGCTTATCTTTGTGGGGGGTATCACACCTAACCCCCCAAGCAATTCGGCAAACTTAGGGTTGCTCATAAGTTCTTTCTTAGTAACACCAGAAGACGTTATTAGGTCTTCTTTTATCTGCTTGGTGTCTTCCAAGTGTTGCTCAAGTAGCCCTAAGTCCAACTCCAGTACAGGCTCCACGAACATACGTAGCGTGCAGTCTATCAACCGTAGCTCGTTCTTTGGGAACCCTCTGCCCATGACATTAAACAACTTATAGGTTAGCTCCACGTCATTGATGCAGTAGTCGCCATACTTATCTAACTCTGCGTCACTGAAGTCCAGCCTACGCTTACCTATCGCGTCTAGTACTTCCGTCCCTTTAGTGCCGAGGCCGTACCTCTGCGTAAGCGCATGGAGAGAGCCGCCAACTTCGACACCATGTAAAGCACGAGCAATACAAAGAGTGTCAGCGAGGACGCGAGGATGAACATCAAATAACCAACTGAGAATAGCGCCATCAAACAAAGTGTTGTGGCATAGAAGTACAGACGTACCCCAATCGAAAGTATGTAAATACTCCTTGAGTTCTTCGTGTGTGCCGCTTGCCCATTCTGTAGCATCGTTATTCACCTTTACACCTACACCCACTACCTCAAAACGAGGGTCACGGATGTAGGCTTCTGTTGTCATCTTACGGAGAGAGAAGTCCTTGTCGTAGTACGTTTCAAAGTCAACCGTTATCAAGTCCATCTTCATCCTCCTCTATGTCTACTACTTCCATGTCTGCCTTGTGTTCGGACTCGGTGATATGCTTGGGGGCTTCCTTATCCCCAAACACATTATGCCAGTTCTCCCAAAACGCCTGCGCAGTAGGGCGTTGGCGGCTACCCTTACTCATCCTTTAGTCCTCGCCCAATCAACACCGCTTCTACCTCTTCGTCGGACACATTGGTAGACGTACCAAATGAATAATCTTTCAACATGCGGAGATAAAGGTTACCCTCGGCCTCACACAGTATCATGCGGTCAACAGGCACCAGCGCAAGTTCCTTATCTGGCCCAATGGAATGTCCACTCGCCTCTAGGAAATCTTCCATATAATGTATTACGTTGTATATATCGCTTTCTTGTTCCGTGACAGTAAACTCGATCTTTACATCCACTTGATCGCCCTCATCTTCCCATTCAGGGTCAGCCAAATGACTTGATTCGGGGTGCTTTATAAACGTCCATGATGGCTTATCATTCCACTTACTCATAGTCCATAACCTCTATTAACTTGTTTAGGTACCACTGCGCTTTCTTCAAGTCCTCTAGCGGCTTACCCTTTCGCTCATACCTCCAAAGGTATTTCAGACATGCGCCTTTGCAGTAACCTTGGAATGCTTCGGCAGTCATGCTCGCTTCTATACCCTCAATACATTCGATGTTGCCATAGGTATAGTGGTTGGGGTGGTTGACCATATCGTCGGGCGGGTTGTCCATGGCCGTACCCCAATGCTCTAGCCCAGTTTTCTCTATCGCGGGGGCAAGGGCACGTAACCTATCCCAATCGGCTGGTGTTGCGTCATCAATACTCATACTATCCTCCGAGGATTTGTTTAATATCGTACATGTTGTTTTCATTAACTACGCACGCGATTCCGTACGCTTCGCTTATCTCTCTGAGATTCTTTTCCTGTAAAGCTGTTGGCGTGTTCTTGCCTGCCTTACATTCGATCCCAAAGAACTTCCCGTTGTAGCAACCTACTATGTCAGGCACTCCGCTCTTACCGTATCCCCCAGTAGCAGGGAAAAAGTAATAACACCCTAACGCTTTCAACTGCTCAACTATCTTCTTCTTAACCTTCCCTTCTGGCGTCATCGCCATAACCCTCTCCTTTTAGCCGAGAACTGGTATCAGTCCCTCTATTATTTAAATACCCAGAATGTGTGTTCGTCGATGCGCCTACCAATACCCTCTACAGGTTCGGTGGGCGGTGTAGGGTCACACATCATCAGCACCGAGAGCCTTTCTTCAAGCCACTCCGGTACATCTTCATCCAGATCATATAACCCCTCACACTCCGAGTCAACACAATTCATACCCAAACACGTTACCTCAATACTATTGGTGTACCCCAGCGTAGTAACGCGGTAAGCGTTGGGCATTTCTGTCGGATCGTTCCATATCGTATCATTGTGTGACATAGAACAGAGCCTCACTGTGACGGTACCCAACCTGCGGCACGTAGTCCCCCACCCCACATATAGACAGTGTGGACAGTTTACCCAACACGCCATCGGGTAAATCATCATAGTAAGTAGTAGCTCGAGGCGGCGTATTCCTCTTCATATTGTGCATATCCCCCACCGTACATACATCGAACGCTTGCTTACCTAACCTCTCGTACACTCGAATAGCATACATAGGCATCTCTGCGTCATACTTGGATTGATCTTTCGCCCCTTTGGCCACGCGTAAAGACGTTAGGTTATCTGGTACAGTCTTATCTAAAAACTCATACCCAGAGTCCAGTAGCATGTACATCTCATTGAGTATTGGGGCGGTCACTTGTTCGCGTGTCTCGTTCCATTCCCCACCGAGCAATCGGCTCCACGCAGTGCAATGCTTAGTTTGAGTATCATCTACCGCACGCATTAACGCACTCCTACATTTAGTCCTACTGGCAGACACTACCTCGCTGTGCGTACATCTGCGCAAGTACTTCTTTGCATTCCGCATGGCCTGTACTGGTAAGGCAGTGACCTTTGTACGGAACTCCGAAGCGTAGTTGCTGTGCTTGTTATTGACTATGTCTCTACTGTACACACTGTACACTATCTTCTCTTTGGTATGGCAGAACCCTACTTCTATCCAACCCATAGTGTATTCGTCCTCGGGGTAGTAAACGTGATACACCGTGTCTCGATGACTGCTATCGTGGTCAGGGCGTACCTCACAACCTCTGAAGGCTTCCTTTATCTCATTGATAAACCAATTCAACTCGTAACGGTTTGTCGCGTTACCTACGGGTGAAGGCAGGGCAATCCTCTGTGCGTCAGCAACTGTATATAGACAGTACTTCCCCTCCTCGTTGTATGAATAATCAGCCATGTTATTTCACCTCTCTGTATTCTTCAAATGACTCATTGAACGCGCCCATGTAGTTAACCCACGTATTGAACTTGGCGCGGAACTTCTTAGGGTCACTTGTTAGGCTGACGTTAGTAGTTGGGTTTGTGTCTCCCCAGTACCTGTTACCCATGCTTTGTGCTAACTCACACAGGAACGCGTGTACCATAGTGGTACGTTGCTCGTGTTGATCGTCCATTAGCATGTCTCTAAACGTGTCACCCCTGACTGCATTAGCCCCCCACGTTGCCTCGCGGTTGGTATCCCAGCCCATAGTGCCCTCAAGCATGGGGGTCATAGTCCACGCCCAGTGCAAGTACTCGTCGATAGCTTTCTTGTACGGTGCCTTGGCTTCTTTGTTAACACGTACTCGTGTGATAGGTACAGGGTGCGGGTCGCTCGTCAATGTCCATGCCCCGTTGTGTCGGTACCCTGCTACTGGATTCTGTTTACTGGTGGTAAACACCACCGGCTTGGCAACATCCTTGGGTAAGTAGTAGCGGCTGCCG